ACAGATAAATTTTGGATATCATATAAACACGGCAATTATTGGTCCGAAGAAGGCGCTGCTACCTCTTTAGCTGCGGTACCATTTCAACAATATGGAAGTATAAAAAATCTTCATAGTAAACTTGGTAGTGAAAAGGGTAAATGGGCAGAAATCATAGCAAACTTTCTAGATAAAACTACGGAACAATTGCCTGATCCTACTACAATTAGAATCGGACAGTCACTTGAAATTGATGATAAAACAAAAAAAATCAGAACCAGTGATTCAAATGTGATGTTCTCACAAGAAGAAAAAGATCTATTATTAGCAAATAAGTCATCTGTTAACACTGTTTTTAAAAATAATCCTGGTTTAAATAAAGAAATATATTTTTTGCCAAGAGGATTTTCAGTTTGGATAGACATGTTGGATGGTAGTGATGAGTCTCGACAAATCGCTGGAATGTCAATTTACGGATTGGACTTTAAACTTAATTCCTCCAACTATGGTCCTGAAAATGTTCAATGTTTAATTCAAACAAATGAAAAATTAAACGTAGAATTTCACAATGATAGTGAAGATGAGCCAAATGGCATAAAAATTTCCACGGACAAACGAGGTCATATATTATTCAATCCAAATTTACCAGCTCCTAAAAACGCCGAAGATCCAATTTTACAATATCGACCCGTCTTATACGCTCGATTTACAGAAGTAGAAAATTTTTCTTATACCAGAAAAGGTAAAGTAATATTGTTATTGGGATGTAGAATATTAGTAATGCCTTACGGTAAAATACCTGGCACAGCAATAGCATTATGAACGAATTAAAACAATTACTCTGTACATTTTCTAATAGTAGTCAATATACAGACGCATTAAAAGAAATACCAAAGCAATATACTCTTATAGATAATAAGATCTTTATATTTGCTAACGAAAATAATCTTCGGGAATTATATCTAACATTCAACGTTGAAAAACGTGAACAAATTAATAGATACAAAGGCACCATTAGTATACATCGTAAGAAGCAAACAAATACACTATATACGCTCAACGCAATGAATAAGTTGATTGCTGATGAAAACAATGGAGTATTTGATAAGAGCTTTCAATTAAATTGGAATTTATATAAAAACAGTATTATTTTAACCAATGAAATTGGGGTAAAAATAGTTTCATTAAAATTGTTTTCTATCTCTGAAATTTAATATGTATTTTTGACTTGATTTTGGTCTGCACCTAGTGTAGACTTAGTTTCGAGTTGGTTATACAATCTGGTTTGAGTGAACCAGACGAATTAATTAACTAATTAAACATTAAATATTAAATAATTATGGCATTAGATCTAAGTCGGCTAAAGAGCCGTTTGAGCTCTCTCTCAAACACAAATCAGAAATCAAACTTGATTTGGAAACCAAAGCCTGGGAAACAGGTAGTTCGTATTGTTCCGTACAAGTATGTACCTGATAATCCATTCATTGAACTAAAGTTTCATTACAACATCAACAACAAGACATATCTATCTCCTGATAGTTTCGGTCGTCCAGATCCAATCGTTGAATTTGCTAATCGTCTGAAAAAGACTGGTTCAAAAGAAGATTGGCAGATGGGTCGTAAGATGGAACCCAAGATGCGTACTTTCGTACCAGCTATTATTCGTGGCGAAGAAGGAGAAGGCGTAAAGTTCTGGGGATTTGGTAAACAAGTTTATCAAGAACTTCTATCAATCATCAGTGATCCTGATTTTGGTGATATTACCGATCTAACCAATGGTCGTGATATCGTTGTAGAATTCAAGACAGCTGAAGGTGGAGCTAGTTTCCCAGAAACAAGCATTCGTGTTAAGCCAAATGTAAGTCTCGCGGTAGATCCTAAAAACGCACAGTTGATGGAAGCGTTGAAGTCCCAAGTTAATATTTTGGATCTATTTGAAGAACTATCCTATAACGATCTAAAAGATGTTATGGATAAATGGTTAAATCCAGAAGCAGCTGCTTCTGAGATCGTAACAGAACCAACCGCAAGTGGAGATGACGATGAAGCTCCATTCCCCACAAGCCCCGTGGTCACATCCCAAGCAAAAGCCGTTCAATCACCAAGTACAGCTAAAGCTAAGGGTAAAGATAGTGTAGATCAAGCATTTGATGACTTGTTTAACTCTTAAAAATTAAAAAATAAGCCGGTGGAGTTTTTATAGTCCACCGGCTTTCTATTTATATACGTTATGGCAAAAAAAAGTGTTAGTAAAGATACGGGTCAACGTGACGAACTAATCGAAATGTTGGCAAATGAATTAAATAAAGCAAATAAAGAGGGTGGAAAGATTGCTCATTTTCTAGATGAACAAGACAATCCATCTGAAATCACGGATTGGATTAGCACTGGTTCTTCTATTTTAGATTTGGCAATTAGTAATCGTCCACACGGCGGGTTGCCGGTTGGAAAAATGGTAGAATTTAACGGACTTGAAGGTACTGGTAAAAGTTTGTTATCCGCGCACGTTGTTGCCGACACCCAAAAGAAAGGTGGTATTGCTGTAGTAATTGATACAGAAAACTCAGCTGCTCCTGAATTCTGGAAAAGTTTAGGTGTAGACTTGTCTAGGTTATTGTATGTTCAATGTGAAACCGTTGAAGATATTTTTGCCCAGATGGAACGAATGATCGCTATTGTTCGTAAAAGTGACAAGGATCGAATTCTAACAATTATTGTTGATTCCGTAGCAGCGGCATCTACAAAGGTAGAACTTGAAAGTGATCACGGTAAAGATGGTTACGCTACTGGTAAGTCAATTATTATCAGCAAAGCAATGCGTAAGATTACTACTATGATTGGTCGGCAGAAGGTACTTACAGTGTTTACTAATCAGCTACGTCAGAATCTAAAGGCTATGGCGTTTGGCGATCAGTATGTGGTATCAGGTGGTAAAGCACTTGCTTATCACTGTAGTGTTCGTGTTCGTTTAAATAATACAGGTAAACTCAAGAGGGGTGATGAAGTTATTGGTAACGAATGTAAAGCGGTTGTTGTGAAGAATCGTATGGGTCCGCCACAACGTCAAGCAAGTTTTGATATCTATTTTGATAGCGGAATTGCTGACTATGGCAGTTGGATTAAAGTTCTAAAAGATCAAAGTCTGATTAAACAGGGTGGTGCTTATTACACATACAAGAAGAATGATGGATCCGAATGGAAGTTTCAATCCAAAGACTTTGTGACCGTGATGAAAACAGACAAGGAACTGAGTGAAGAAATTTACTTGAAGATTTGTGATGTTGTAATTATGAAGTACAAAGACTTTAATAGTCAGATCATTGACGATGCTGTCGTAGAGTCAGAAGAAACTTCGGTTAGCGAAGAATAATATGAGCGGATTCAGTTCATCTGAAAAGAAGAAACTGTTCTCCTTGTTTGAAAACATTAAGGAGGGTGTTGGAAGTGACGGTCTCAAAAAGACTACTAATTCTGACATCCTCCTTGTTGATGGCCTTAATACTTACATTAGAAGTTTTATGGCCATTCCTTCACTTAATGAGGATGGATTACACACAGGTGGTATTGCGGGTTTCTTAAAAAGCATTGGATATGCAATTAAATTGCTTTCTCCTACCCGAGTTATTATTGTATTTGATGGTAAGGGAGGAAGTCAGAAACGTAGAAAGATTTATCCAGCTTACAAAAATGGTAGAAAGACAGATATCAGACTCAATCGTAATTATGAAGAACTGTCTTCATCTGAGATAGAATCTGTAAACTTTAAAAAAGAATTGATTCGTACTGTAAATTATTTAGATACTTTGCCTGTTACTATAATGGCAATTGATCAAATAGAAGCAGACGATACAATTGCTTATTTAGCTACAGAAACTTTTAAGGACAGCAATATAACAATTATGTCTACTGATAAAGACTTTTTACAATTGGCAAATGACAAAGTCAAAATTTGGAGTCCTGTCAAAAAGAGAATATTTGGTTGTAAAGAAATATTAGATGAATATGGAGTTACATGTAGTAACTATATTTTATATAGAGTTATGGAAGGTGATGTCAGTGATAATATTCCAGGACTGGATGGCGTAGGTTTGAAGCGGGTAATTAAATCATTTCCTTTCTTGTCAGAAGAACGTCAATATGATTTGAATGAGATTTATAATTACGCAGAAAATAACAAGGGTAAGTATAAAATATATCAGACCGTGTTAGATAACAAGTTACTACTTGAACGTAATCACACGTTGATGCAGTTAAAAGATACGCAAGTACAGTCATTTACACAGTTACGTATAGAAGAAATAATAAAAACTCCTGTACGTAGAATTGATAAAATGAGTTTTACTAAATTGATTACAGAAGACAAAATGTGGAATAATATCCCCAATTATCACATTTGGTTACAAGAATGTTTTGGCAAATTAAATAGTTTTGTAGAATAAAAACGTCGGTTAATAAAAGTTGAAAACCACAAAATTCAGTGGTATAGTAGAGTTATCTTATGGAAAACAAAAAAGCAATTGATTCATTAACAAAATACGGCCGTGACTTCCAAATCAAGTGTATTTCGTGTTTAATATCTGATCGTTCATTTATTGAACGCATTAATGATATTATCGAAGTAGACTTCTTTGAAAGTGATGCAAATAAATGGGTCGTAAAAGAAAGTATAAAGTATTTTAACGAATATAAAGATCTACCAACTTTAACTGT